CATCTGTCAGATTGCCTGTGTGGTGGATGACAATCAGGTCAGTATCATCCCTTGCATAAAGGCTTGTGAATTCCAAACCATAATCTGTAATTGTTGGTGCTTGCGTTTTGCTCACCTCTTCCTAAAGAAATTAACATAAAATGCTAACATACACCGCCTCGGGACATCTTCAATCTTCCAACCCAGCCATATGCGGATTTTTCGTGTGTCACTGTAATTCTGTTCATACCTGAACATAAACGCATTATCAGCAACATATAACTTGTTGCGGTTTCCATTGGATGAATAATTAGTGTATTTTGTTACGCTTGCCACATCCACACCAGTGACCTCATAGGAAAAACCATACCCTGTGTTGCGGTACAACCATGCTAATCGGCAGAAATACCTTTGGATGCGTTCCCAAAGGCTGAATGATGGGTCAATGATGTCCACATATCCTGCTATTCCTGCATCGTGGTTTTCATAATGATATACATAGTGCCGTGCATAGTCATAGCGGAATGTGGAAGGAACTTTTTTCTCTGTGACCATCCATTCAACATCTAATGTATTATCCCATGTTTGCCACCAACGTAGTGCCTTTGGCAAATTGCCGTATTCGTCAGCAAATAGGCAGACAATGGGATTTGTGATATAACATTGCACCACGAACAGAAGGTCAAGGATGGCGAAAATGAACCATTTGATGAATATCATTTCATGCTCTCCTTTTTTTTCTGCAAAAGTGTCTTGATGGAATCTGCGATGCCAATATTCGCACTTGATAGGTTTTCGACAATCGAAAGTGATTCCGTCAAACTTATCATGCTGATACCGATTGTGCTGATAAAGGTAACACCACCAACTTTTTTAATGCACATATCTGCCCAACAAGTGGTTAAGATTAAAATGGTGTATGTGAGCATCTTCGATGTAAATTGGTTTTTCATCGCAGAAGAATTGATATATTTGAATCTCCTGCATTCCGGCAACCATTTCACATATGCCCACAAACAACCATGTTTTGCGGTGAATTCCTTGCCGTAGGTGGTGACCCAGTAGTCATGGCTCAAACTGATCCATTTTGTAAGCAGGTCGAGAAATTCCAAACCGCAAAATAATGCCAAAAGTGAACCTATATCCATCAAAGAAGCAGAAACCACACTTCCTGCAAGTTTGGCAGGAAGGTGGTCTGTCAGTGAAGATACGGCTTTTGTTATGTTAATTTTTGACAAAACATCTTGGATAATGTCTTTCAATTTTTAATCCTCAATACTTGATGATATACCGCATGGTTACCGCAGGCGGTTGTACTGTTGTAACACTGTCGCTATAGATGGAATTTGAACTGTTGGCATTAAAGTACAACGTATCACATTTCTGATTATCACTATTTGTCACTCTGTCAATTTTCCAGGCAAATGTTGCACCATTGCCTTGCGTTTGGCTAAACGCTCCCGCTGTTAATCCGGTAGTTGTCATCAAGTTATCTGACGTGAACGCACGGAAACCCATTTCACCCTTGATGTTAGGTAACCCAGCCGCTTTCACGCTACCGCTTGTGCTGTTGCCTTGAATGAATCTATTGGTCAAATTAGGCAAGTTAAAAGTAGTACTTCCATCGCCACTGCCATAAGTTGTGCCGATAACAGCAAACAGTGCTGCATACGTTGTCCTGCTGACAGCACTGCCATCACACAGTAACCATCCTTGCGGTGTTGTCGCACCCGCAAATGCTTGCACAATGCCAACAGGAATCATGTTGTTATAAATGTACTGAATTTTTTCATCGGTCAGTTTTTGCAAATAATCCCACATCTGCCGTGCTGGTGGGGTTGAACCGATAAAATTCCAGCCTTGCTTGTAATTCACATCGCTGAATTCATATGGAGTCAATGGAGAAGTAGATGCCCATACTTTGTTAAAATCATCAACAGTAAATGCCATAATCGTCCTCCTATGCCGTTCTGCGCCACATGTATACTGTCTGATATGGTGGCATGATGTTCAGAGGTAGCCCACCGCCTGCGTTGTTCGTTGTATGCGTGTGCGCTCCATTGCTGGAAGTTGTTGCAGAAAAACTATGCGTGTGGTTACCAACCACAGATGTCGTGCCACTCCATCCGCTGGAAGCCTTGAAATTAATCTGTTCATAGCTTGAACCGGAATATGTCGATACGCCACCGGCTGACCAATCATGATAACCTCCCATGGACAATGCCCCGCTTGTGGTTACAGTATCACAGAATGTCAACGGTTCGTTGCTGTCTGCGCTCTTAATCTGACCCGTGATTTCCATACTCCCTCTTGTATGGGAATGACTTCCTGCTCCACCAGTTGTGCCGGAAACACTATGTGTGTGCGCTCCTGCTGTGTTGACAGAATGGTTGTGCGCTGGCATGTTATTCACGGCAATCGTTTTTGTTGCGCTTCCGCCCGTTGTGTTTGCGGTATAGGTATCACCACTTGCCAACAAGAACGTATCTTTTAACCTTTGCCAAGTGCCACCAAACAACGTGGAAGGGTCAGCCGAATTAAAACTGATATATACACTTCCTACGGGGTAAAGTTTCGATGCGGTGTCCTGCATCTGATTGTATAACCAGTTCAACTTGATATCGACAAGTTTGAACCACGCATCAAATTCATTTTTTGTGGGCGGTGCTGAACCTACGAAATCCCACCCTGTCACATAATCCGCATCGCTGAACGTGTATTCAGGCAATGGTGAATTGCTTGCCCATATCTTTGAAAAATCAGGTGTTGCCATAGTACCTCCCTATCTACCAAAGTAGAAATTAGAACTCAATAAGGTCAGAAAACACACCGACCTCAAAACCTTGTGCGCCCTGTTGGTCAACGAAACCGAAATAGTTTTCAGGGATTTCTGAAACAAAATCCAAACCCACGCCACCGGCACGGACGAACAAATCCAATGCCCTTGCAAGCACGATGTCATTATCTGTCAGTTCTCTGCCGATGCCGATGCCGATTTTGGCATTGCCTATTTCCGTCAACGAAACAAAAGGCGCATTGTAGATGAATTTAACAGATTCAATCGTGCTTTCTGCCGTGCCTTTGGTGGTATCCTTTGAAACTTTGTGCCACAACACAGGTCTGTAAGTCTCATCATCAAGGATGCTGGTTGCGGTATATGGTACGGCAGGAGTATCCCTGAACCGACCCACATTAAAAGTCAAAGTGTTAGGTTGGTCGAAGAAACCGAAAAACTCAAGCTGGATGCTTCCTGCAATTTCCCTTGACCTGTCAATCAGCACACCGATGTTGTCTAACTGCACACCACTTCCTGTGTCAATCCATCGTTTGTTTTGAAGGTCATCCAGTGCCTGTGTCAGTTCGTCCAGTTCCGCACCTAATGCGTTCAGAAAAATCTGCATGTTTACAGATTTACTGAACTGCATCAGAAGATGGCTAATCATTGATTCACTTCGTGTCATGATATGGTCACCTGAATCCTTGAAGCATCGAAGGTCGCTACATGACGGGCATCAATGCTGATATTGTTGGAAGAATAGGTGCTTCCGTTTGTAGAAGCCGTCACTGTAATATATCCAATTCCTGATACGTTCTGATAAATAGCACCCATGAACCGCTGAAGGATGACATCGTTGCCAACTGTCAAGGTGTTGCCGTAATTCAGAACCGCTTCGGTAATCATTGCCCGTGCGTTGGGTGGCAAGGCTTCTTCGGGATATTCCGTCACAGTGATGTTCAGATAAATCGGCACAATTAAAGGTCGATTGAAGTTAATCGTATGTGGGAATCCCTGTGAATCATTGATTGATACAGATTGACTTCCATATGTGTCGATTCCTGCGGCTTTTTTCTGCCATATTGTCAGACCGATTTCGTCAGTTTCGCCACCATTCACAACCGCTTCAATACTATGCGGTGGTCTGCCGTCCTCATCGGTGGTGTCAGAATCGTTTTCATACACATACGCAGAAGTCACACCATTCAATGTCATCAGTGCCGATGCAATACTGTCTGTCATGCCCACAGAACGGGTATAAAGCGAAGCATTCCACCGCTGACGCAGTGCCGTGTCACTTTCTGCCAATCGTCCAGTGTTCGCTGATACGTTATTGCTGACAGAATCCCATCCTGCGTATGTGGTCACAATATCGGTCAGGTCACCGATTGCAGGGGTGATTGCGCCATCCGTGGTGCATTCAAATGTCACAGGTGAACCAATGGTTTCAAATGCCATGTTGTTGCTGATCGCAACGGAAAAAGTGTTTTCCTGATTGGATTCCGTAATCCGCAGTAAATCATTTTCCACAGAAGCAGGAATGCCGGTAATCTGTAAACCGATTGCCGTCAGCACTGTCGCAATGGTGTCCGTGCTGGTTGCGGTGTGGGAATAAATAACCCCATCCACTGTTGCGGAATAGGTTTCGCCTTCTGTGACAGATGACAACGTGATGCCCACATCGCATGCTTCCTGTGCCGAAATCACCGCATTTGCATCCACGCACTGAAAGATGATGTTGCTATCTGTAGCGGATGAAATCTGTGCGCCATAAGGAATCTGCGTTCCGTTTGTTCCGTAACAGGTACATAAAACTGTGGTCTTTTCTGCCGCAATCGGTGTGATTCCAGCCAATGCCGCAGAATTATCCAGCGAAACACCGCTTGCAGTATGTGGGTACATCGCCCCATACACCTGTGCCGCCTGTTCCCAAAGGTCAGCAATTTCATAACTGAAAACACCAATTAACTGACCGAACACAGAATTTGCTTCGGTAGAAATCTGCACACCAAGCTGGTCAGCAATGCGTGAATTCATCGATTGTATAATGTCAGCAAGGCGTTTCTGTTTAAAGCCTTCTGAACTCAACCCATAGTCATCCATACCCCAACAACTCCCTTCTTGTCAGCAATCCTGCGGAAGTGTTTGCGGTATAATTGACCGACAGGATGCGTTCTTTTGCGTTTACGCTTAAAGTTAATTCTGT